TTCATCTGGTTTCGCCACTAAGATTTTTCTTCCATCTTTTTTCCAAGGCTGAAACTTTTTGTTAAAGTGTTTAAACCTATCATCTTTTCTTGGAACAATTTCGCCGTGTTGCAGATCGTTCTTTACTATGCGATGCCAATATTTCCATCCGTTGGGGTTTGAATCATTTCTTTCGTTACCAAAATAACCAGTATCTATATAATAAAATGTTCTAGAATCTTCCCAACATTGATGTATCCACTTTTTCTTAAGTATGCCTCTTAATACAATTGGGTCATTGCTGTCGCTGTAGTTAAAATCGTCGGTCGACGTGGTCTTAGTTTTGCATCCTTGTGCAAACATGTTGATATATGGATCGTTGCCGTCTTTGCTTAAAAATATCATAGACCGTGCTGTAGACAGTAGTCTACGTAGATTTTTTCTCTATGCCATTCGTCGGCAAAATCGCCTTGGTCTGCGAATTCATGGAAGCAAGGTGTTCCTAGTGTGTAGTGAACTAATTTTGCTGCAGGGTTCCACTCATATTCAATGTCTAACCAATTCCATTCCACCGGCAATTCGCCAACTAGCTCGTCAGGTAACCATGTAAATCTATGCACCTGTGCACCTGTAGCATTTTGTATAAACTCCGGTGTCACTACAGCATTAGCAGGATGTCCGCAATTCCAAAGGATTACACTACTCCAATTTTTACACGGATAGTCTTCGTTCTTAGCCCCAAGATACTTTTCAGACATTTTAGTTTTATAGTCGTGTTTAACAACCATGACTGCTTTTGAATCATCTCTTAATGCCCATAGCTTTTCAATATCGTCACGCAGTAACATATCACCATCTATGAATATTGCCCAACCCTTATATTCCATAAGGTGCGGCACAAGGAATCGACTGTAGATAAAATGATTACTACCGTCGGTGTGTTTTTCTTCGTAGCCTTTTAATATATTCAATGCCAGCGGATTAATACTTACTGGGTGACTGGAATGTCTAATAATACTATTTGAGCACACATGGTACGCTATGGCTTCTCGGGGATCGTAACCGATAAAAATTGGAATCATCGTCTTTCTATATCCTCTTCAACGCATTGTTCGCCGTATTGTATTTCTACAATTTTACAAGGAACTTCAAACGGATTGGTTAGTTGATGCCATTCAGTTACTGGAATTTTAAATTCCTGATGTTTAACTAAATGTTTAGCCGGTAAAGCGTATCCGTTAGGCATCATTGAGTTAACAACACATTCTCCATGTGTTACTAACCAGTACTCTGATCTAAGTTGATGTCGTTGCATACTTAGACTCTTACCAGGATTAACAGTGAGTTCTTTAACTTTGCAACCAACAACATCATGAAGTACACGATAGTATCCCCATTGGCGTTCTGTTTTAGGAGCTTTCCATTCTTGTAAAATCCAACTGCTGGAATTTTTTTTGTCCTCGCCACCAACAGCAAATACAAAATCTAAATGTAGCATTTCTTCAAGAAGATCCATTTCTGGAATATTTTCTTTAGTGCGGTCACCTCCATTGGCAAAGATTATTTGCGCAGTTGGGTGTATTTCTCTAACTTTTCTAATAGCACCCTTAGCACTATTATCGCTGTCATCAAAGTTAATAACTCTGTCGACATTATGAAGTGCTGCAATGATAGTTGCTCGTTCTTCCCAGGGCATGAATTCTTGCCCTTTCTTTCGACGCAGCCAATCGTCAGAGTTAACACCAACAATTAGCGAATCGCCGAGTTCTCTAGCTGCGTTGATATAGGCAATATGCCCAGAATGAAGGGGGTCGAAACCCCCTGTGATTAGTACAATGCGTTTCATGCAGATATTTATCTACGCATATTATACAGTATTTAAAGACTGGCGTCTTCTAATCCAGATACTCGTAATTTGACAATGTTACTTAGATGCCATTGTTTTTGATCAAGTGCTTTGATAATGCCCAACCACTTGTTGCGCAATAAGGCAAAGTCGTTGATGATCTTTTCAAAATCTACAACATCAGCTTCACCTTCTACAAACTTTTCACAGTCTCTAGAAGATAAAGCTCGTTGATAGTTTTCTAAATATTTACGAAAATGTTGACTACGAAGTCTACGAAGTTCAATGTTTAAGTATTCAAGGATGCCTTCAATTTCTTGAAGTTGATTAAAGCGTTCTTCTACAATACCGGGCATTTGCGAACTTGCCTTCTCGATATTTCCTGCTATGCGGACATCTTGTTTTGCTTTGATTAACTCAGCTTCATAATAGGCCACAGCATTTGGAATATTGCTTATATCTCTACTAACCTTGTCATACCAATTCATTTATTCCTCATCTTCGTAATACTCTGGGTCTTCATCGTCAATGTCTTCGCCGTCGATTGCATAGTTAATAGCATCGTCGAGATATCCGTCAACTCCCAATAGACTTTGCAGAACACTTTCTTTAATGCCATAGTCTAACAATGTATTAACAAAGTCAGCGGCAAGATCTTTACGATGTTTCTCCGGAATGTGTTCAATGACCAAGGTCCAAATATCTGCGATTAAATCTTCTTTCATTCAGTAATCTCCGTTTCAGGTTCAACATTAGTAGTTATCTCTGAAACGGAGATTTCGCCATGTTTTGAAATATCTTCCATAGCAATATCTAGTCCATTCTTTTCATTCTTTTCCCAAGCCTTGCGGAACTGCTTGATAATCTCACCGTCTTTGGTTGTGTAGACAAGGCTGTTACCTTCTTTCTTGAGCATGCCTTTAGCTTCAAACAGGTCGACTAATCCACTATATGGACTCATACCTGTTTCATAAGGAATCTCAACCTGTACACTTTCAAACGGTTTTGCATAACGGGTTTTCATGATCTTACAGGCTGCACGAATACCTTGAACCGTTGTAGTCTTGTTGCCATCTGCATCAAGTTTTAATTTTAATTTGCGCATAGCGACTACAATAGAACTTGCATAGATAAAACCTTGACCGCCTGAAATTTTATCATCTGGATCGAACATGTCCTGACTAGCGTATGTGTGATTGGTACATACCATACCAATGTTGTAAGCACCGAACATATTAACACAATTACGAACCAGTGCTGTCAATGCCTTAGGCTTACGGCCCATGTCACCTTTCATATCACCTGCCTGGAATTGATTGACATCAGTAGGAGTCAATAACATACCTAAGCTGTCTATGATAAACAATATCTTGGGGCGATCTGCTTCATCCATTGTTTTATATTCTGCGATGAACTCTGTGATAGTCTTTGCCACATCATCGATCATGGCCATGTTAAGTTTCAACAACTTATCTGGACTTGTATCAACACCAAGAGCGTGTAGCCATTTTTCGTCAAGTGCATTTTCTGTATCAATCAAGATAGGATAAATGCCAGCTTTCTGTGCGTTTGCTACAAGGTTACCTGAACAGATAAATGATTTGCCTGCACCACTTTCACCAGCAAACACGGTGACTTTGCCTAGTGGAATACCTCGATCAAAGTATCCACTGATGAGATAATTTAATGCGTAGTTGTTTGTACTGACCCAGTCTGTTGGGTCGTTGAAGCCAATACTTAAACCGTCGATAGATTTAGTGATTGACTTTCTAAATTTACTAATATCAAATGCTTTTGCCATATTAATTATCCAAGTCCATTTCGCCAGCTTCTTTAACAAGAGCCAGCACTTCTTCTAATGTGTTGCATAGAATCTTAGCATTGACATAGTCGCCTTTCTTATTGCGGCCACCTGCTTCTACCATAAAGCCATTGTCATAACGATTGATAGTATATGATTCATTAATTTTTGTCAGCTTGTCGCCGAACTTACTTACTGATTTTGTTGTTGCCATTATTGTTCTCCTGAAATGAAAGAGAGTACGAGCGTGGGCTCGTACTCTTGGCTACCTCGATTTACTTTTGACGGTTACGAATCATTGCAAGAATGTCTTGCGCACGACTTGCACCACCTGCATCACCTGCTGGTGCAGAAGCTGCCTCTGCTTTTGGAGCAGGAGTAGTATCGAATGGAGCGTCATCTTCATCTGCTACTGGAGCAGGAGCGGCTGCACGGCTTGTGGCCTTATTAGGATCGCCAGTGGCACTACCCAAACCTGCTGGTTTGAAATATTGTCCCCAACGCTCTAGGTCATATGCTTCACCGTCAACTGACGCTTCAAACATTTCTTTCATTACCTTGAGTTCAACATCA